TTGATATACTTGTTAACGGATCATCTAGTGCCGAAACTATTCTATATCCGACACCAACTGGCGGTGATATTAATTTAGTATCTGCCAAGGATAGGTTAAGAAATAATCGAACATTCTTCCAAGCAGAAATTATTGCATGGTTAGGTGTAAACTATCCACTACTATCATTTGATAAAACCAAATGCTCCAGAGACGTTGGTTATATTATAGATGCAATCAGTTATGACATTCTTTACGGTGGTAATAGCGCAAGTGTTAAAGCCGCAGATGCCTATTTCGTTGGTGCTGTGAGTCAATTAGGTGCAGGAGAAACTGTTGCAACTGCTGCTGCATATAATTATCTAGCAGCGATTGTTTCGGATGTTGTCCTCGGTAATCCAGTATCTGTAACTTCTATTGGTCCTGATCCAAACACCGAAACACAAAACACTAGCGGCAGTAATGCCACTTCAGCCGAAGCTGGAGAATTAGATTTATTAATTCAAATTATCGAAGATGTAATTACCGCAGGCGACATTACAGGCTTACCAACTGTTGTGTACCCAGATTTAACCTGGGTCAATGCAGATGTTCTTTCTGCAAGAACTCTGTTAGTAGATAACAAGTCTGATATTATCGAAAAGACGATCGAATACATTGAAAATTCGTTTCCTTATCTAGTTGGTAACTATGACGAGAATAAATGTCGTAGAGATACAGGATATGCTATAGATGCAGCTAGTTACGATCTTGCATTAGGAACTAATTATAATGCTGTATCAACAGGTTTAGCCTACGCCAGAGCAAACACTGCATATCTACAATCGGAGCAAAAAACAGAAACAGTACGAGCCATTGACTACGCCGGTGCGCTGTCAGGATCTTATATGTTGTTTGTCAGCGAAGATCCAGAAGATATCAGTGTATTAGAAAGAATAGAAACACTGATCGATGTTGCTAAAACTATTATTACCTTAGATCCATTTGATCTAAGCGAAGTTCCAACAGTTGAATTTAATAATGTACCAAGTACTGATTTAGATTTAGTAGCAGCCTATGATGGTTTTATTGATAATAGAGATTTCTTAGCCAATGAAGTTATTGGTCATTTGAATGACAAATATTTTGTTACCTATGATCGAAACAAATGCAGAAGAGATACTAAATTTATTATAGACGCATTAGTTCACGATATCTTATATACAGGTAATTTAAAAACAGGTCAAGCAGCAGACAGGTATCTTCTTCCAAGCAGTGCTTATGTCTTGAGTAGGTATCAAAATAACGAAACTGCATCTGCTTTAGAATATGCAAAGGCTATCGCAAATGCTATAGTAGCCAATACTACCATACCAACAAATCAAACACAGTATACACAATATAAAAATGTTCTGTTAACTAGTGGCAGTGCAGCCGTTTCGGAGATTACTAGACTAATGGATATTGTCATTGGAGCAATCGAAAATGGCAAATCTTATATTGAAGCTAGAGCTATTGTTGACGCGGCAGTTGCGGACGTACAAGATTCGGTAATTAATTTCTTGTCCTCAACTTACTCAGTTACAGTTACAGCTTCTAATTCAACCAGCGATAGATTTACCTGTAGCAGTACTGCTAATTTAAGAGTAAATTTTCCTATCAAGTTTACTGGAACAGTATTTGGCGGAGTAACTGTTGACACTACTTACTATGTTTATGATATTCCAGTTGCTGGACAATTTAGAATTAAAGAAAGGTTAGAAAGCGTAACGCCTATTGAATTAACTACTGCTTCAGGATCAATGATCGGTACATTGAGTTATAATCAAGATACCTGCAGGCGAGATGTAGGCATTATTGCTAATGCAATCGCCAATGACTTCGTTGGCGGGGATCTACAATCAACTAGAGCAGGATTTAGGTATCGTGCAGGTACTGCTTATATTGTTATTGAGGAACAGGCAATAGAAACAATTGCAGCTATCGATCATCTAAGAGATGAACTAGTAGACCTGTTCGAAGTAGGTTCGGATTTTAGAACAAAGATCATTGATTCTGCGGAAATTGTTACAAATATTATTAGTGACATTGCCCTGGCACCAGATAATGTTTATCCAAAGTATCAATTGGTCCTCGATGAGTCTACACCATTCTATAAACCGTTAACAGCTACAGGTGTTAATATTCCGACTATTACAGATGATAATGAACTAATCTGTACTGTTTCTACATCTAATATTGTAGGCGGAACATTGTTAAAAGGTCTGACTGTTTCGGGTGAAAATTTACCGAACGGTGGGTTAGTATCTTTTGTTGACGAAGAAGCAGGTGTAACAACTTTTATTATTAGACTAAGATCGAACGCTGATTATGCAGGTGCGGGATCTGGTTCGTTAACATTTAGCCCCCCTGACGAAATTACTCTACTAACTCCTGGCAACACCAGTATGTGTTCCAACGACTTTACTCAGATCAACGATCTAGGCTACGGTCTTGTAGCCAACAATAATGGATTGGTAGAAGCAGTGTCTGTCTTTACCTATTACTGCTGGACTGCGTATTTTGCTAACAACGGTGGACAGATACGTTCTCTAAACGGTTCTAACACCAATGGTGAATACGGCCTAGTGTCCGCAGGCAGTGATCCGTTAGAAGTACCAGATGATGTTGTTCTAGCAGAGGACATGCAACAGTCTGCCAGAGTCTACAAGAGAGGATCACACGCAACGGATAACGTAAAAGATGATTCTGCTGTCTATGTCGTTGATCTCGATTATGTTCCTTATAACATAAGTGAAATTGAAATCGTACATCCCGGATTCGGCATTGTACGTTACGAAATATCAAATGCACAAGATGTTTCAGCCGATGATAATATTTTAATTTCTAGCTTCACATCAAAAACAGGATTGGGACCGTATCTAGTAACTTTTGCACTACCTACTCAACCCACTGCTCCGGTCACTAACATTGATTATGTTATAACAGGAAATAGTAATAGTAATTATAATGGTGTATTCGAATGTACTGCATCATCTACTACAAGCATCACCTTAAGATATCCTACTGATCCTGGAGCATATGGGACTGGTAACACAAGAGTTTATAGAGACAAATGGTTATTTAAATTAAATCTAAGCACAGCAGGTAACAATGATACCTCAACTACTGGTCTTAGAGCGGATCTATCCGATGAACAAGTAATAGGAGTTAGAGGAAATCAAAACTTCAAATTTAGAGAAGTATTAGAAACACAACCAACAAGGCCAAGCACTGCATTGACCTTTACAGCTGATCCACAAGTTGATCCGGTATATCGAGTTATATCGTACGACAATGTAGGTCCTATTATCGGTGCGTTTGCTATTGACGAAGCTGTTCTAACATTTGACACTAGTTACAAATATATCAAGTTAGTAGTAGATCCTTCAAATGCCACAGTAACAGACCCAGATAATATTGCCAAAAGTTTAGGTTCTAAAGTTGGAGACGTAAAAATTGCAGTGTCTGCATTAGATGCTGCTGACACTAATAGAATTTTAACTGGTCAAATGTCTATTATTTGGTATGGTAAGAAACATCGAGTAATAGATTACGTAGCAGGTTCGGGATTAAACTACATCGAGATCTCAGATAATGACATCAACGGAGATCCTTTTCCTAATAAAAATTCTTCAGGAGCAGTAGCAACTGGTCTTCAACAGCCTGTGATTTCAGGATTCGGTTATCCTGTCAGTAGTTTTGTCAGTAAAACCGGAACAGGACCTTACCTAGTAACTTTTGCTATTCCCGAGCAATCGTCTGCACCGGCAACCGGCGTAAACTATAGTGTCTTAAGATCGGGAACTACAGGATATAATGTCACAGCATCTTGCACAACATCAACAACAACTAGCATTACCTTAAGTTATTCATCAGACCCTGGAACATATTCTTCAAGTAGCACTGATACTATCATATATCTAGACAGTGAAAAATATAATACTGATCTGTTGTTAGGTGAAACTGCAAGTATTAGGGCAGGGTTAGGTGAAGGGGAGCCAGGAGAAATTGTAGTTCGAATCTCAACTATGAGGGCTACAGGCCATGACTTCTTAGATATAGGCACAGGTGGTTATAATCAAAGTAACTACCCAAGTAAGATCTACGGATCTCCGAGAGCTCCAGATCAAAGTAAAGAAGTTGACGAAAGAACTCGAGGGCGTGTATTCTATGTATCTACAGACCAAGACGGTTTCTTCCGTGTAGGTCGATTCTTTACGGTTGACCAAGGTACTGGTACTGTCACATTTAGTGCATCGATTGCTCTAAGTAACTTAGATGGTATTGGATTTAAAAGAGGCGTTACTGTTAGCGAATTTTCTAACGACGATACGATGATCGACCGAGCAACAGATACTGTTCCAACAGAATCTGCTGTTACAGGATATATTGATAGAAGGCTAGGCATTGACATAAACGGATCTCCAACTGACGGAGCAAGATTGTTAGGCACCGCACAGTTAAGATTTTTAGATGATCAAAATATTAATAAGTTATCTAATAACTTTAATATGAACGGGTTTAGAATTGAAAATCTTGCCCTAACTCCTGTAGCCGATAACGAAGCATCAAGTAAATTCTATGTAGATGAACAGCAATTATCCGACGAACGTGTTGACACAGAGTCTGTAACAAAAGCACAAAACGATATTCTAGTGTGGAATGACGCCGATGAAAAGTGGGTCAATGCTGAAGCGGCAACTACTGGTGACATAAGCATTACTCTTAATAATTCAACCCAAGCAGTAGCTCTTGATATTAAATCAGGTGTTATAGTAAACGCCGATGTTAATTCTAGTGCTGCTATTGCTCAAAGTAAACTGTCGCTTAACGCTGCTACTACCAGAGCAAATGCAACTGGGATAACACAAGCAGATCGTGGACTAGCTAGCTTTAAGAGCACAGAATTTACTTTAACTAATGGTTGGGCAGAATTACAAACATCAAGTTCATCTACCACGGGTGTAACTCTAGGAAAGATACAGCACATTGCCAACGGTACTGTGTTAGGAAATCGTAGCGGAAGCGCAACTGCTCCGTATCAGATTACGCCAGCAGAGGTAGTCTTAGACGGTGATGGTGTTAAGAATGCATACTTTACCAGTTCAACTGGCGATCTAATATTCCAAAAGACAGGTGCCGATGTTGTTGGCGGCGCAATGACAATTGTCCTGAACGGTAAGGAAGTTTGTCGTGCTAGCGGTGGCAGTTGGAGTGCAGTTGGAACGTCCGTTACTTCACTAACCATTAATCTACCAGCCACAGGAATAGTAGGTATCGGATCTATCGATGCTGGTCAAGTTGTAACTAAGGTTAGTGGTACAGGAACATTGCCTCCAAATTCAACTGTTACTAGTTACAACTCAACTACTGGAACATTGATAATTCAGTGGCCGATCGCACAGACTATTGCAGCGGGTTCTAGTTTTACATTCTTGTTTAGTGCAAACGGACCGGACTATGGTATCACTAACATTACTACAACTGGTGCAGCTCATTCGTTGGTTAAAACCGACGCCGACGGTGCTATTAACTTAGGATCATTAAAGATTGACAGTTATCTAGTTGCAGATACTACTGGAGGTTCTACTGTCAACTTTTATACACCAGGTGGTGGCAGTACCGGTCTTAATGCTAATTTCTTAACAGCATCCGGAACTACTCCTAATATCTCTGTTAAGGCATTAGGATCGTTTACTGCTGAAATAGATGATACTGTTACAGATGCTGTTACTTATAGTTTAACTTCTACACACTTAACTACAGGAACTCCTGCGATTGGTATCGGATCCGGTCTTAGATTCATCACAGAAACTGCTACAGGCGGAAATACTGAAATAGGTGCTACAATCGAGTCCATTAGTACAATAGTTGCCGCTGGTAGTGAAGCATTTGATCTAGTGTTTAAAACCATGGCAGGTGGTGCAACTGCCACAGAAAAAGTAAGAATTACGTCTGCTGGAAATACAGTATTACAAGGTGATTTAGATGTTCGAGGTGGCGACATCACTACCAATCAAACTTCTTTTAACTTAATTGATACAAGTGCTACAACTATTAACTTTGCAGGTGCAGCTACTACTGGAAACTTTGGATATGATGGCACACTAAGTTCTACTACAAATATTTCTGTTGGGGTTACGCAAACTGGACAAACTAAAACTATTAATTTAGGTACAGGCGGTGCGGCTGGATCGACTACCACTATCAACATTGGTAGTGCTGTAGCAGGAACATTAACATTAAACAGTCCAATTATCAGCATACCAGCTACAACAAATTCTACAACAAGTGCAACAGGTGCATTAGTAGTAGGCGGTGGTGTTGGTATTGGTGCAGCTCTAAACATTGGCGGGGATTTAACTGTTAATGGTAATACTACTTTTGGTAATGCTGACACTGATACGTTAACTGTAACTAGCCAATTTGTAACAGGGACTAAATTAAAAACTGCAAAGTCTAATGCAAATACTCTTAACTTATCAGCTTATGACGTAGATGGTACCGCCTATGTTGATCTAATAACATTAACAGCTAGCAATACACCAACATTAACTATAACTTCAACCGGCACAGGCAGTATAAACAACATGAGCATCGGTGCTACTACACGTAGCACAGGTGCGTTTACAACGCTAACTGCCAACTCAACTGTTACGGTTACTGCAACTACAGCATCAACAAGTGTTGATACAGGTGCTCTACAAGTAGACGGTGGTGTTGGCATTAATGGTGCATTATATGTTGGAGATGCTGTTAGATTAACACAAAATACAGCATCATCAAGTACATCAACTGGTACATTAGTTGTAACAGGTGGTGTTGGAATTGGCGGTGCAGTTTATGCTGGTACACTCTATGATAGTGGAAATCGTGCTGTTACATCTGTAAACTGGACTGGGGGGACTGGTGTTACTATTTCCAGTGAAACAACTACTGGACCTAGTGCGGCCGCAACTATAAGCATTGGGCAAGCTGTAGGAACTACAGATAACGTTACATTTAATAATATTACATCTGATGGTTTTACAAACTTTAGTGTAAACGCTGCAATCACTGCTGCTGGCACTACACAGGGCACAGGTACTGCGTTAACCAAACAAATCAATGTGATTACTACTGCTACTGCCAATCAGGGTGTTATTCTGCCTACTGCTGTAGCAGGATATAGAATCATCGTTATGAATAGGACCGCAGTTAATGTTAAAGTTTATCCAGCGACCAGTGATGCTATTAACGGAGCTGCTGTTAACACTGCCTATGATTTAGGGGCTGGATCGAGACTAGAATTCGTGTCAATTGACGCAACTAACTGGTGGACCCTAAATGCTACATACGCTTGATAACGATAAATAGTAAAAACGGATGAAATTATGGCCATACAACTAGTCGATCTTGGTGAATTAATAAACGACGGAACGGGTGATGACCTTCGCACCGCGTTTATTAAAGTAAATAATAACTTCGGTGAAATTGAAGAAAGATTACCTGATTCTATATCTGGTGTAAATTTAGGCACGGACGGTGAAGGGATATTTGCTTCAGCGGTAGGATCTGTCTTGAGTTTTAAGAAGATATCAACCGGAACTAATTTAACTGTCAGTAGCGATTCTAACAAAATAATTCTAAATTTAAATCTCAATCAAGATATTGAATTAGATGCAGATATTACTGCTAATACTTTCAATGGGTCGTTTAACGGAAATTTTACTGGTACGCTAACAGGAAATCTTATAGGTAATGCTGATACAGTTACTAACGGAGTCGTAACAACTGAATCTTACGAGGATCCTGCATGGTTAGTAACTCTAGACGGGTCAAAGATAAGAGGAACCGTTAATGCAGATATAATAGGAGACTTTGTCGGATCTGTATTTGCTGATGACTCGACGCTGTTAGTCGATGGAGTTAATTCAGTATTACGAGGTCTACACATCGGAAGTTTAGAAGGCAATGTTATTGGTAACACTGCTGGTACACATACCGGAGCAGTATTTGGAGATACTACCGGATATCACACAGGCGACGTATTAGGTAACGTAGTGGGTGACCTTACTGGAAATGTAACTGGAAATGTAACCGGAAATGTAACTGGAAATGTAACTGGAAGAGTAAGTGATATTGGCGATCATTTAATCGGCGAACTGTCTAATGTTAGTAACACCGCACCTTTACTAGGACAAGCATTAGTATGGAGTGGAATAATTTGGGAACCAGGCACTGTTGCAACTGGCACAGGCAGCGGTTTTAATGTAGACGGGGGGTCTGCTTCTACTACGTTTGATATAACAACTATAGTCCTCGACGGAGGCGGAGCATAATATGGCAACACAAATTCAATTAAGAAGGGACACAGCGGCTAATTGGCAATCGGTCGATCCGATACTAGCACAAGGTGAGCCTGGTTTAGAAACAGACACGGGTAAAATAAAATACGGTGATGGCGCCAACAATTGGAGTGATTTACCTTACGGAGTTGCTGATGCTATTACTTCTATTGACCAATTAACGGATGTTGATTTGTCAAGTCCGTTGGTTACAGATCAGGTATTAAAATACGACGGTACTAAATGGACCAACGGAATCGGCGGTACAAGCATAGTAGCAGAATTAGACGACCTCACAGATGTAAATGTGCCTACGCCAGTCGCTGGACAAGCACTTGTTTATAATTCACTAACTAGTCAATGGGAAGCACAAACTGTATTAGTTGCAGAAGGTAACTTAGACTTTGGAACTTTTACTAATCCGACAACCGTAAACATTGACCTCGGAACATTTTAAGGATTAGGGGACACATATGGCATTGCAATTTAAAAGAGGGTTGGAGTCTAATAGGTTATCAATAACTCCAGAAGAAGGTGAATTCATATATACTACTGACCAAAAGAAAGTATATATAGGAGATGGTTCAACAGCTGGTGGCGTGTTAGTTACCGGTGGCGGCATTAGTTCCGTAACGTGGAATGATGTAACTGACAAACCTAATTTTTCCCTAGTATCTACATCCGGTAGTTATAGTGATTTATCAAATACTCCTATATTATCAGCTGTAGCCACTAGTGGAAACTACAGCGACCTAACTGGTCAGCCTAGTATTCCTGCTAGCCTTTTTGATCTTAATATTAATGATGGCGATCCTGGGCAAGTGTTAACCACAGACGGCAATGGTAATCTTACATTTTCAACTATCGTCAGTGGAGGCACAATCGATCTAGATGGATTGACAGATGTTGACCTTGGAAGTCCTTTGACCACCGGTGATGTTCTAACATATAACGGAACTTTTTGGACCAATACTCCACCGGTTGGGGGAGGTAGTGGTTTAGGTTCCAGAACTAATCTTGTAGGTTTTACAAGTTCGATCGATAATAACGAAGATGACAGTATAAATTTTCCGGGATATAGGGGTTACTTGCTTTATAAAATAGCTACAACCGCAGCATCGTGGGTTAGAATTTATGTCAGTCAGGCAGCACTATTAGCAGATGCGAGTAGATTAGAAGGAGAAGATCCTTTACCTGGCGCTGGAGTAATCGCTGAGGTTATAACCACTAGCAGCGAAACAGTGATACTAAGCCCAGGAGTGGTTGGTTTTAACAACGATTCTCCGATAGATTCTGTAATCTATGCTGCCGTAAAGAATAAGTCAGGATCAACACAATCGATAAGTGTTACTCTAACTGTTGTTGAATTGGAGATTTAACATGTCTTTACTAGACTACGTAAGGACTAAAGAATATATAGTTACCTTACACGATAACAGAGATCTCGATTCTCTATACGATCAATTAGAAACAGAGGGAAATAGTCCTCCTAATATTAATCTAAATAGATCAGTTAAATGTACCGACCGACGACCAACAAGTCGAAACACGCATTACCTTCTAACAGCTTGGGAAGCAGAAGAGCTTAAAAGAGATCCTAGAGTAAAATCAGTGACTTTACATCCTAGAGAATTGGGAATAAAACCCGGACTTAATTTTATAGAACAAACTTCTTCAAATTGGAATAGATCTGGTAGTACATCTAACACACATAAAAACTATGCGCTGTTAAGATGTACCGAAGGAGAACAAAGAGTAGGCTGGGGTACAAGTTTCAATGATGTGTCAGGAACTGTTACCCTAGGACCTAGTGGCAAAAATGTCGATGTCGTCATCTGCGACGGAGACGGATTTAATCCCAATCATCCAGAATTCGCTGTTAACCCAGACGGTACAGGCGGAACTAGAGCACTATATTATAACTGGTTTCAACACGACCCCGAAGTAAAAGGAACACCCGCAGGAACTTATGTGAATTCGGCTGAAGGCCCAGGGGGTTATCATGCCATACATGTCATGGGCACTACTGGCGGGAATACGCAAGGCTGGGCCAGAAAAGCAAATCTCTATAATATCTATTATTTTGCTGGTGCTAACAATGACGACGACTTTCCTTACGTAATGGACTATATCAGAGAGTTTCATAGGAACAAACCTATTAATCCGGAAACTGGAAGAAAAAATCCAACTATTGTAAACAACAGTTGGGGAGAAAGTTTATTTTCTAGCGAATGGACATTTTCGGATATCACCGCTGTTACCTATAGAGGTACAAGATACGAAGCGCCTGGTGGTACTAGTTCATACACCGGATTAAGCGGCGTATACAGCTCAAGTAATCTTTTGTCGGCTTTTACAGGAAATCCAGAAAACATAGCTCAGAGAATAACAACCAGCGGCAGTGAAAGTGGTACGCCTAGTGCTAGTTTCGGAACTATCCCTACAGGATGGACGCAAGATACTAACCAAGTTTACTTACTAGATTTCGCTCAACCTGAAGTTAGCTATTCTGTTTTTATTAACATAACAAGTTCTACCACAGTAGATCTTATACACAATGTTGCTATAAGTGGTGACAGTGGATCAGCAACTGCTCAGGGTGTAGTTAGTATCAGAAATCCCAGCGGAGCTATAGTTCAAACTTATACATCACCTTTACAAGAAGGCACTGATGTAGAGTTCGATATCAGAGAATCTTACACATTAACTACTTCCGGTCAATGGGAAATTATCTACGAAACAACATACGACGTTTCAGGAATTGACAATCCATTATATGCTCTAGGATTGAGCGCAACCTTAAACGTAAACGCAGGAACTGCCAGTGCTACAGTTACAGAATTAACTGGAGTATCTATCGGTACTACTACTGGATTAACTGCTTCGACAACACCCACGGACATCGCAGGAAATACTACTAACCCCAATGATGATGCCTATTGGAGATTAACTATTCCTTTTACTATCACATACTTAGGTGTTAATTATACTGATGTCTACATAGGTACAAATATGTATACGACCTTTGGCGGCGGCAGTTTTATCTATACCGGAATAAATGCAGGATCTCCAGCGTTGCCTAAAATAATGGTCGGTGCTGCGGACAACAGTATTCAAAGAATTTATTATGGTACAGAAGGTTCCGCTCCTAATAGGACGTTTAGGGTGATCATAGAAGGCAATGCTTCCACTACAGGTACACTGGGAACTCCCGGAATGAAGATGGAATATACATTTTATGAAAATGCTCCTACTCAGATAGATTTGATAATCGCACAGAATAATAGAAAAACCGTAAGTGGCGGAGGTTTTAATAGCGCACAACTAAATGCTTGGGGATTTTTATCAGGGCAAAGAATGCCGCAGCGTGTTGATCCGCTTGATGCGGATATCGAAGATGCCATCGACGAGGGTATCATATATGTAGGTGCTGCTGGTAACGGTTATTGGAAGCACGATGTTCCAGGTGGACTAGACTGGAACAACACTTTTGAAATGGCTAACAGATACCCAGGAAGTGTAGCGAATCCATACTACTATATGAGAGGTACTAGTCCAACTGCTAATGATACCATTGACCACCCCGACGGCAGATACGAAATACCCAATATTTGTGTAGGTGCTGTAGATTATGTTGCCACCGAAAGAAAGGCAAACTTCAGTGACTGTGGTCCGGGTGTAGATATCTATGCTCCAGGCGTACAAGTTATTTCGTCATATGATTCAACTGGATCAGTGACAGATCCACGGAATAGCAGTTTTAGATTATCTAAAATTTCAGGAACTAGCATGGCTAGTCCTCAGGTCTGTGGAGTCTTAGCCTGTATATTAGAACTATATCCTCACTTTAATGCCTATCAAGCTAAAGATTACATCTTAAGATATGCAAAAAGAGACCAGCTAATTGACGGTAGTGGCGGTCCAACTGACTCTACAGACCTGCAGGGCTCTGAGAATCTATTCTTATTCTATCCGTTGGAACGTCCTACAACAGGAAATATGTTTCCTAAGAGGAACTATAATGCTAGGCCAGCAGCAGGACAAGTTTATCCACGTACACGAATACGCAGATCTTACTAAGCTAAAGTCCTATAAATACATGATATAGGACCAAAATATGATAACTGTTTGGACACAACGATCTGGGTATAACTTTGGAACCTACGAAGAACGTAGAATTATTAATATTCCATTGCCTGTCGTAGAAAATTTAACCGGTATAACATTTTTTGTTATATCCGGAAGTTTGCCAGCAGGATTAAGAATTGAAGGGTCTAGTATAGTTGGAACTATTTTTGAAGTAGATCGACTGAAAGAATTTCAATTTGTAATTAGAGCAACCGACGGAATAACAGTTTCTGACAGAACATTCTATATGACTATAGAAGGGCCGGACGCTCCAGAATGGGTCACACCGGCAGGTCGGCTACCGGTAAGTCCTAACGGGCTTACATATGTTTTAGATAATACATTTGTTGATTACCAATTAAGTGCGGTAGATAGAGATTTACCTGCCGGTGATGAATTAGAATTCTTTATTGACGATGACGGAGGAGAACTGCCCCCGGGATTGACATTAACAGAAGACGGAAGAATAACAGGTATTATCGACCCCATCCTAGCACTAGATATCAGTGCCGGTACTGGTTTCTTCGATACTAATCTTTTCGACAGCTCATTTTTTGATTTTGGCCGTAGACCAACTACAGGTTTTGAAACGTTTCTTTACGATACGCTAACATTTGACTATTCAGCACCGGAACAAACTCCCAGAAAATTAAATAGAAATTATGTTTTTGAAGTATCAGTATCTGATGGGGAAACTATTGTAAAAAGAAAGTTTACCATCTATGTCGTAGGTGATGATTTTCTACGAGCAGATAATACAATTATTCAAGTAGGTGACGGTGCATTTACTGCTGACAACACTTACTTAAGAGCACCATTCTGGCTCAGTGGCAGTAACCTCGGTATCAAACGTGCCAATAATAATGTTACTGTATTCCTAGAAGCGTACGATCCTAATCCAGATATTGGACCTGTTTATTATGAGTTAGCAACCACCAACGACGATAATAGTCCGAGTACATTACCTAATGGGCTGTTCATAGATTCGACTAACGGGGAGTTATTCGGATTCGTTCCATATCAACCAGCTATTACAAAAAATTATAAATTTTCAGTATCGGTCGTTAAAATCGATAAAAACACTGTTACAGAAACAGAAGTATCATTGGTTGTTAGAAGAAGAGGGCTTGTTGGACAAAAATATCTTATAGTAAATCCCTTAACCACTGACGACATAAGTTTAATTGTTGGAACCAATTGGAGATTGGGAAATTCAGTTTATAGAATAACCGGATATGAAGGTGTGGACGATATACAATCTCATAACACATCTAACGGGTATGTTGGTGGAACTATTGTAGTGTACAATACAGAATTTTATATTGCATTGAACGATGTCCCTGCAGGCATAGCCATAACTGATAATAGATATTGGGAGATCACCGATATCGTTACTTTTGGTAGAATAATATTAGATAAGCCGTTGATTCAAGAAGTACCAATTAGTCAACCCGGGGATGCTATACGAAAAATTTATACACAATCTACTTTAGAATTTAACACAGTTAAATCCACTAAAACATTTAATATCGGAATATTAGGGGAAGTCGATAGTGTTATTCGTTGGACGACTTCTCTAAATCTCGGAACTATTAAACCTAATTTTATCAGCACGTTATTTGTAAAAGCCGAGACGTCGGTTCCCAATGCTGTATTGGAATATAGAGTTGTTGGAGGTAATTTACCTTCAGGTCTAGATTTATCCACAACAGGCAATGTTGTAGGAAAAGTAAAACAGTACGGAGATATTAGATACAGATCAGTTTGGAGACAAAGTAGAGAATATACTGTTAACGATGTAGTAAAAATAAATCTTTCAGCATCTTCTTATAAGTTTTATAAATGTACAGCCGATCATGTCAGCGGCCCTAGCTTTCAAATTGAATATTGGGTCGAGTACAATCTTGCAAGCAGTACGGACGGATTAACTACAATCGACGGTGGCAGATTAACACTTGACGGGAGGACCACTTCTGTAGATCGAGAATTTAAATTTAGTGTAATAGCACAAGATCAATTTCAATATAGTGCAATCGTAGGAACTTTTAAACTAGCAGTGGATGCCACTGACCCTGTTAACTACAGCAACATTTATGTTAAGCCATATCAAAGTTTAGAAAAAAGAAATTTGTTTAGTGGTTTTATCAACGACACTAATATTTTTACACCGGATAGAATATATCGTGCAGGTGATCCAAGTTTTGGTATGCAGACTGAATTAAAAATGTTACTGTATCCAGGAATAGAAACTATTGAAGCAAAATACTATGCATTGGCATTAACTAAAAATGCAAAGAAGAAACGTTTTAGATTAGGAGAAGTTAAAAAAGCTATAGCTAAAACTTTAGGAACTAATGATGTTATATATGAAGTGATATACTTAGACGTATTAGACGATCAAGAAAAGGGTAAACTTTCTGCTCCGAGAGCAGTGAGAACTAATATTAATAATAAAATAAAAATTAATCAGGACTTCTTCGATAATGCTAGGGGGAATCTTTCAAATACTGACAATCAATTAAAACTTTTAGATCCTGCCCCTAATAAATTTAGATTAATTAACGATACTATTAAAGTAAACAACAATGCTGTCACTGTTGGTAACATGAGTTATTATCCAACAAGTGTGTCTAATATTAGAAAGAACTTATCAGAAATTGAAAAATTAGAAAACGATGGTAGTACTGAAACGGGAATACTTACAGAAAATGAATTTCTACCATTATGGATGTTAACTCCACAAAATAAATTCACTGCTGCTACCGGGTTCATAAATGCTGTTCCATTATGCTATTGTATTCCGGGCGGCGCTGATTATATTATAGAAAACATTAAAAATAGCGATTTTGATTTTACATTTATAGACTATGAAATCGATCGACTTATTATCGATACTGTAGTAGGTAATTCGTCCGAGAGTTATCTAAAATTTCCAAATTATCAGTTTAATGTATGATAAATAGAAAAAAGGAAAAATTGTGTCTAGTTCAATTAACTACATAGATATAGATCCCGACTTTCCAGTTTCGGGACAGGATAACGAAAGCCAGGGATTTCGTGATAACTTTTCTTTGATCAGAGCTTCTTTGCAAGTAGCACAAGGAGAAATATCAGATTTACAAGAAAAGTCACTACTTAAATCTAACCTTTCCGAACAAGAGTTAGATAACAACATGAACGGTTCTGTTATAGTCAATGCATTACTTTCATCAACAACCGAAACAGTTTACGGATCTAATGCTCCTATTAACGAAAATCCATCGATAGAAGGTGTAGTTATTGATTTCGAATTTGGTCACTACCATCATTATATTGTAGGCGGCAATATAACATTCAGGTTAGCAAGTTGGCCTTTATACACAGATCCTAGCGTTGGTACTATTAGGGTAGAACTCGTATCAAAAGATGCCGGTGCATATGATGTAAACTTTACATCTTCTGTAACTCCTAGTGGATCTAGTGGAACTATAAAATATAGTTCGGATTGGCCAGGGACTGTCACTGTTGATAGTTCCACTGATCCAGTAATTCTCGAATTTTGGACGAGAGACGGTGGGGCAACTGTGTATGCAAAATATCTAGGAAAGTTTATATAATGCACCCATTAATGGACGAGTTGTCATCTCTTAAAGAG